GCCCAGCCCTCCACATCCATTGACGACTTCCTGCGTGGCGTCAACAACGCCACGAGCACCCAGGACCTGATCAACCAGGCCCAGGGCTGGCAGCGTTGATGGGTGAAGCCCCTTAAACTACTCCCTTGAATGGATGTGAGACCCGGAGCAAGAAGAAGTGCGGAAAGTGTCATGAGTTGAAGTCCGTGGAAGACTTCTTCAACTCCAAGAAGGCCAAGGATGGAAAGCAGTCTCAGTGCAAGGCATGCTGCAAGATGCGGCTGTCCACTCCTGAGAACGTCGAGCGACGCAGGCAATATGCATGGCTCGGATGTTTGCGGCGATTCAACCTGACCGAAGAGCAGTATGACCAGATGTTCGAGAAGCAGTGCGGACTCTGCGCCATCTGCCACAAGCCAGACGCCAGTGGCACTAGGCTTGCCGTGGATCATGATCATGAATGCTGCAATGGGGATTACTCATGTGGTAATTGCATTCGTGGCCTCCTCTGCAAGAAGTGCAATATGGGCATTGGCCTTCTTGGCGATAATCCTGACACTATTGCTAATGCACTTCTTTACGTGAAGGGCAAAAGGTAGCTAACGCTTTTACCGGCACCGCCGCAATGGCGAACCTTGTCCAGACTACCTACGACAAGGCGCTTGAGTTCTCGCTCCGTGCTCAGCCCATGTTCCGTCAGGTTGCGGACAAGCGTCCCGTCCAGCAGGCGATGCCCGGCTCCTCGGTTGTCTTCGAGCTGTACGCGGACCTCGCTCCGCAGCTCACCGCGCTGAACGAGCTGGTTGACCCGGACGCCGTCGCGGCCGGTAACCCGTCCACCGTGACCGTCACCCTGAACGAGTACGGTAACGCCATCCTCGTGTCCAACAAGCTGGACCTGTTCAGCTTCTCGGATGTCACCGCCGGTCTGGTCAACCAGGTCGCGTGGAACCTGGTTGACTCCGTTGACGGCATCGTCAAGGCCGTCCTTGACGGTGGCACCCAGAACATCCGCGTCAACGGTGGCTCGGTGATCTACAACACCGGTGCTCTCGCCAGCATCACCACCACGGACATCTACAGCTCCAGCGTCATCCGCATGGCGGTTGCCAAGCTGCGCGCTCAGTTCGTCCACCCGAACAAGGGCACCCTGTACACCACGTACATCCACCCGGAGGTCTCTGTTGACCTCCGTGCGGAGACCGGCAATGCCGGCTGGCGTCTGCCGATGACCTACTCCAGCGCTGACAACATCTGGGCTGGCGAGATCGGCGAGTACGAGGGTTCCGCGTTCATTGAGACCCCGCGTGCCACCAACGCCCAGACCGGTTCCGGCTCTGGTGCCACCCAGACCCGTGTCTTCAACACCTACACCGTGGGCCAGCAGGCCCTGGCTGAGGCTGTTGCGGAGGAGTTCCACACGGTTCGTGGTCCGGTCGTTGACAAGCTGACCCGTTTCCAGCCGCTGGGCTGGTACGGCGTGGCCGGCTGGAGCCTGTACCGTACCCAGGCTCTCATCCTGTCCCAGACCTCCAGCTCGATCCACAGCCAGGCGTGATGAATGAGCGGGGGCTCTAAGGCCCCCGCTCCTCTCTTCGAAAGGATTCCCAGTGTCTGGGCTTGACGACACCGCATGGACGGTGAAGGCGGTCACCGCCAACTACACCCTCACCGCCAATGATTACTACCTTCTGGTCTCCCCGCAGTCGGCCACCGTGGTCATCACCCTGCCGGATGCCACCACGATCCAGCCGGGTCGTGTCTACCAGATCCGGCGTGACGCCACGGCCACCAACGTGGTTCAGCTCGCCCGCTCTGGCAGCAACCAGATCAATGGTGGCACCTCCAATGTCGCGGTCGGCTCGGCTGGTGCCATTGGCTCCGTCTACGTCGTGAGCGATGGCACCAACTGGTACACCTCCGCCTGATCTGAAAGGAGCCTCTGATGGCGAGCTGGTATTTCGACAACACCCTCTCGGTGTCAGAGGCTCCGTTCGCCTGGAACGCGCTCATGGAGCGCTTCAGGATGAACAGGGCACTTACCATTCAGGAGACGGCACCGAACGTCTGGGAAACGGTTCGGTACGACTCCTACACCGATGAGCTTGCTTATACGGGCACCAATGCTGGTGCCCCCACCGTGATCCAGCCCAACGGCCTTCGGCATTACCGGGGTGGGTACACGTATGTGGTCTCTGACCAGGACAGAACCGACCTGATCGCATCGGGTCTGGTCGATTCGACCTACTTCCGTACCTACCCGTGAGGCAGCCTTGGATATCTACCGCGAAAGGGCATACCTGACAGCGTTCCTGTCCAAGGTCTACCCGTCTCGCCTCAGCTACTCCGACCCCAACGAGCCCGACTGGGCTGTGCTGTATGTCGAGAGCCCAGAGGGTCAACTGTCCTGGCACATCAGCCCGAACGACATGGACCTATTCAGTCACCTCGCCATCGTCCCTGGCGTCAAGTGGGACGGACACACCACTGACGAGAAGTACGAAAGGCTGGGGAAACTCAATGGCCAAGGCTAAGCCCAACCCGAAGGCCCCGCTCGGTCAGGGCGGACGTTTCGCCGCCGTGGCAGCGGCGGCTGGTGGTGGCAAGAAGGGTGCGGCTATCGCCGCAGCCGCCGGACGCAAGAAGTACGGGGCCAAGAAGATGGCCGCTCTGTCCGCCAAGGGCAAGCGAGACGCCGCGAAGGGCGGCAAGTGATGGACCACCTTCGCCTTGACAACCGCTTCACCTATCACGCCCCGAAGCCTGATCAGATTCAGCGCTATGAGCAGATTCGATCCAGCGCCAAGATTCTGGCTGAAATGTTCAGTCGCCAATGCCCGAGTTCGCCCGAGCTGACCCTCGCCATCAACGCTATTGACCAGGCGGTCATGTGGGCCAATGCTTCGATTGCGAGGAATGAGTGATGGGCAAGAACGTGATGGGCTACGACCGCAGCATGGTCGATGCGCCCAACCAGATCATTGACGTGGTAATGACTCCCACTCGCCCCGACTGCGGCTGCACTCCTGGTAACTGCTCCTGCGGCCCCGAATGCGGCTGCATGTGCTGCTGGGGCAACGGCCCTGGCGGCACGACCACCATCAAGGCGCAGAACAACGAGAAGGGGATCCTGGAGACCGGCCTCATGCACGTCATTTCGATGACGACCCAGGCCAGCCTCGGATCCGACCACGACGAGTACGCCCAGGGCGTCTACCGTCACGTCACTCCGTTCGGCCTGGAGGACTGATGGCATGTCGGACTGGCTGTCCCACTGGGGGACACCCCACGTGGGGAGCGTGTGCAAGAGCTGCGCGACTTCAGGTCGCGCCAGTTGCCAACATTGCAGCGGCGAAGGCCTGGGATGCCGAGATCGGTGCATACAAAGATGCACGCCGTCAGGGCGTGCAGCCGTCCGGGACGACGATGCGGCAGATCACCGAAGCCATGGAGATCAGTCAGAGGACCGGTAAGGCGTTCAACGCCGAAGACCCGATTGGGAGTCTGAACTAATGGCTGCCCTCGCAGTTACCGATGGTGCTCCCCTCGCGGGCATCACGCTCAATGCAGCCAGCGCTCAGGGCGCTGGCACGCCCATCGACTTTGGCAACGCCAATCAGTCCGTCACCTTCCAGGTGGTTGGCTCTTCCGGCATCACTGCTGGCGCGGTCCAGTTCATGGGCTCTGTCGATGGCGTGACCTACACCAGCCTCGGCACACCGAGCTCTGGCGGTGGTGGCGCTGCCGCCAACCCGCTGACCGTGGCCGCCAGCACCAGCTACCTGATGTCGTACAACGGCATCGCGGTGCGCTGGCTTCGCTGTGATGTCTCGACCGCCTTTACCGGTGGCACCGTCACCGTCAAGGTCATGGCGTACTGACCATTCCGCTAAGGAGACCAAGTGGCCCTGAGCTTTGCCCAGTTGGTTGCGCGAGTCCAGCAGCAGCTCATGGGCTACACCAAGAACCAGGAGCAGTTCACCTGGCTGACGGCCAACATGCTGGCCACGGACACCACCTTCAGCGTGGATCCGGGCACGGTCCAGAACCTGTCCAAAGGCGTCATTCAGATTGACGATGAGCTGATCCTGCTGGCCAACTACAACACCTCAGCGGCCACTGCCACGGTGGCCGCTGGCACCAACGGGCGAGGCTACGCCGGCACCACCGCTGCGGCGCACAGCACCAACGCCATCGTCACGGCTGGTCCTGACTTCCCCATCTCCCGAATCAAGGAAGCCATCAACCAGACGATCCTGGCCGTCTATCCGGACCTGTGGGTGTTCTCCACCTACGACTTCCAGAAGGTGGCAGCCCGGTACGAGTACGACATTCCCGCTGATGTTGAGCAGGTGTACCGCGTGACGGCCGACACGATCGGCCCGTCACGAGTCTGGTTCCCCGTTCAGGAGTGGCGCTTCAATCCGCAGCCCTCAACGAGTTCTGACGCACCGAACAACTCGACCACGGGCAAGACGTTGTATGTCGGGGACTTCATCGTCCCCGGCCGTTCGATCCACGTCGTCTACCAGAAGTCGCCTAGTCAGTTGGTCAACAACACGGATGACTTCAATGCGGTGACGGGCCTGCTAGAGCGTGCCTCGGATGTCATTCAGTATGGCGCTGTCGCTCGCATGCTCCAGGCATACGAAGCTGCCCGACTGCAACAGAAGGTTGTCGAGTCGGTGCAGCGGGCACCTCTCGTGCCCGCTGGTTCCGCCAGCAACGCTGCCAACTACTTCTGGAATCTCTACACTCGGCGACTTGCCGAGGAGCAGGAATACCTGCGGACCCTGTACCCCGAGTACTTGCACTTCGGAGGCTGACGCATGGCGCAGACGCGATACTTCTCATCGACTGCGCAGCCAACTACGCTGTCCGCGTCGATCTCCAACAGCCAGACTTCCATCCCCCTGGCTGCCACCACCGGCTTCCCGGTGTCATTCCCGTACACGCTGGCGCTGGACTACGGCTCATCGCTGGAGGAGCTGGTTGATGTCAGCTCTCTGGCCGGCCTGAACGCCAACGTCACCCGAGGCGTTGACGGAACCTCAGCCGCAGCGCACTCCGTAGGGGCCGTGGTTCGCCACGTAAGCTCCGCACGGGACTTCAACGCCTTCTACATCCACATGGGTGCCAGCAGCGGCGTACACGGCATTGTGGGCAATGTGGTGGGCGACACCGACACCCAAACCCTGACCAACAAAACGCTGACCTCGCCCATCTTCTCGGGCACCGTCACTGGCACCTACACGGTCAACGCCACCGGCTCCGCCACCTTCACTTCTTCGGGCACTGGGGTCACGCCACTGACCGCTGTCGGATTCAGCGGTCAGACGGCAGACCTGTTCGACGTGAAGAGTTCCACGCCCTCCACCCTGTTCAAGGTGGCAGCGACGGGGGCCACTACGGTGGCCCCGTCGAGCACCACGGCCGTGGCCCTGACGCTGAACAACCCCACCAGCACGACGGCTGACATCCTGGATGTCCAGATCGCCGGCAGTACCTGGTTCTCGCTGACCTCCGGTCAGATCGTCCAGCTCTTCCCGGCTTCCGGGACGGCGGAGATTCTGGGCTCCCAGGCTTCCTCGGTTGGTTCGTTCGACATGTTCCGCCTGCGAGCGGACGGCCGCATGGACTTCGGTCCTGGCACCGCGACCCGTGACACCAACCTGTACCGCAACGGTGTTGGCATCCTGAAGACGGACACCGCGTTCTTCTGCGGTGCCACTGGCGGTGGCACCCAGTTGGGCGTGACTGGTGCCGCCCTGTTCACCCAGACCCAGGCGGGCGGTGGCTCGTTCACGATCAACGGTGCGACCGGCCTGCCGACCACGAATGTACAGGTCTGGCAGGCGAACGGAGCCCAGATCGCCAGCATGGATCCTGGTGGCAACCTGTCGGTCAACTCCATCATCATCCCCAACACCCAGGTTGGTTTCATCCGGCGCATCGTCAAGGGTTCCGACACTAGCCGGGCCAGCACCACGACCGTCAGTGCCGATCCAGACTTCGTGTTCGGCAATGCCAGCGACATTGTCAATGGTGGCACCTACCGAATCACCGGCTACCTGGTGTACACGGGTGCGGCCATCGGCACGGGTGACCTCAAGCTGGGCTTGTATGTCACAGGCGGCAGTGTCACCGCTGGGTCCAACTGGTTCACCTTCAGCGCTCCGACCATTACGAGCGCCAATAACCTCCAGGCCACGGCACCAACCTTCGGCAACAATGGGGCCTACGGTACGCCTAATACCGGCAACAACGTCGGTGGACCCTTCATGGCCACCTTCAATGTCTCCAGTGCCAACACCCAGATTTCTCTTGAGTGGGCTCAGAACACCAGCAACGCCACGGCTACGACCATCAGGGCTGGTAGCTGGATGATTCTTGAGCGAATCGCGTAAGGAGTTGACATGGGCTTTGACTCGATGATCAACCGGATCCCTCAGAAGATTTCCGGTCGAGTCGCCAACTCCTACAGCACCTACACTCCGCAGGACAACATCTACCAGTGGGCACTGGGAGGGCAGCCGCTTCTGTCGGCTGCCTCCCAGGAACGCCCCGATGTGGAGAAGTTGGTTGAGCAGCGCAAGAACCAGTTCGACAGCTACAAGGACCCGGGCGAGTACAGCCTGAGCCAGTGGTGGCTGCGTTCCCAGCACGAGTTCAACGGTGGCGCTGGCATCGTCTACCAGGACCCGGACACCCAGAACACCTACCTGCTGGCAAAGAACACCCGCTACGACACCAGCCTCGGCGTGGATCCGTTCACCGACTACAGCAAGCTCCAGATGCTGTCCGAGGTGAACAAGTCCACCAACTTCAGCACGGCCACCGATGCGGGTGGCTTCACCTTCCGCATGTACGTCCAGAGCTACCAGTCATCGACTGGTGCTGACGCCGTCTTCGCAGCACGCGGACACACGGTATACAACCTGGCCATTGGCCCAGCGGATGTCACTGTAACCAACAGTACCGTCCTGACAAATGATGCCAGTCAGTATGGCATTACTGGTGGCATCGGCTACACGGGATCCGGTAGCGCAGGCGGCAATACTGCATACGTCTATCAGGATCAGTCCACCTTCGGTGGCGCGAACAGTGGGGTCTTCAGTGTAACCGAAGCTGGGGTGGCGACTCGGATCTACCTGGATGACGGTACACATAACACCAAGGTTATATCCGTCTGCAAGAACGATCTGATCCTCACCTCTGGGAACAAGCTGTACCAGCTCAACCCTGCGGCCAGCGCCAATACGGCGCTGCCTTCGCCGGCCGCCGCTATCCCCATTGGCCAGAATATCGTTTCAGTCACCTCTGGCCCGGATGCCGTCTATGTAGCTGCCAACGACGGAGCCATGGGCTACATCTACAAGACCCAGTACTCATCTACAACGCCGGGTCTGATTGTAGCTCTGAGCCAGGTGGCTGTTCTCCCCGAAGGAGAACAGCTCAACACCATCGCCTTCTATGTCGGCACGTACCTGGCCCTGGCTACTGACATGGGTGGACGTATCGCCAATGTTACTGACGCTGGTGTTATCTACGGCCCACTGATCTTCACCTTCCCGAAAACGGTCGGGCAGACCAACGGCTGCAAGGGCATCGCCTTCTTCGGCTCCCTGTGCGTCATGGGCGTATACAGCTCTGTGGCTCAGCACGATGGTGCTTGGGGCACCATGTGCATCGACCTCGGTACGGTCAACGCCGACTCAGTGACAGGCTTCTCAACCAACGCCTACGCACGATGGTTGTACTCTGCATCCATGAACAGCCCGATCCATGATCTGACCATGAGCCAGTCCGGCCGGCTGGTCATCTCGGCCCTGCCGGTGGGTACTGCCAACTCCTCACTCTGGCTTGAGCACGCAACCAACGTGACCCCGAACGGCTACCTCACCACCGGGCGATGCAGGTTCAACACCATTGAGCCGAAGCTGTTCAAGTTCTTCTCGGTGCGCTCTCCGTACCCGTTCAATGGCACGCTCGAAGTGAGCGTGCTGGACGAGGGTGGAGGGGAGACGTCATACATCACGTACACCAATGCCATCACTCCAGGGACGAACGACGTAGCCACACCGACTCCGTCTGGTCCACAGAACTGGATCAAGCTGAAGTTCTACTTCACTCGCAGCGCCACCGACACCACCAGTGGTGCCGTCATGAACGGCTGGCAGATCAAGGCGCTGCCGGGCCTCACCCGGCAGCGGATGATCTCGAAGTGGTTCAACTGCTTCAACTACCAGCAGGACATGGAAGGTGCCCGGGTTGGCTCGGACACCTATGCGCTGACCACTCTCAACGCTGTGCGCACCATGGCGCAGCGTCAAGACGTGGTGATCCTCCAGGACTTGGTCAACGGAGTGAATGAGCTAGTGGTCGTGGACGACTACAACTTCGTCCAGACGGCACCGCCCGGACCCAACGCCGAGAACTACGGTGGTTTCCTCCAGATCAACATGAGGACCGTGGCCGACGTGGTACCGCCCCTGCCCCCGACCACTGGCACGCCAGTAGACTAGGAGTAGCGCATGGATCTCTCACTCGTCTATGCATCGCTGGGAGGCGCTGGCGTCCTGGCCGGGGCCGTTCTCACGGGCATCTGGGGACGGAAGCAGAACCAGGCAGACACGCTCCAGATGCAGCAGATGAGGATAGACGCATTAGAGTCCGACAAGGCTGCAAAGGATCTACTGGTGTCCAAGCTTGAGGAGCAGGTGCGCGTGTTGACGGAACTGGTTACCCAGAAGGCTGACGTCGAACGAGTCAAGGAACAGCTTGCCCTCGTTCAGGAGACGATCGACCGGATGGAGGCGAAGCTTGACCAGGCCATCATGGTTCACCAAGCCGATCCTCACTGATCCCATCAAGCCTGACGATATCGAAGGACTGAAGCACATTCAGCGTGTGCTTCACTGCAACGATACTGGCAAGCTTGACGAAGAGACGAAGCTGCATATCCGGGGATTCCAGCGTATGATGGGATTGCGTATTCATGGCGCTGTCGATGAGGCGACAGCGAGTGCCATCGACGCATTCGCATGGAGAGGACTGTGAAACAGGTTGACGAAGCAGCAGGCGATTCACATTGCCCGTACCGGACTAGCCGCACTGATCGGCCTGGCACCTTTTGCGCCAGAACTCGTGGCCAAGCTGGGAATGTCTACGACTGTCGGTGTGGGCGCGACTCTGGTCGCAGTCTCCGCAGCGTTCGTGAAGGTAACTCAGACGCCCGTGGTCAACGCCAAGCTTAAGGCTTGGCTCAAGTACTGAGCAGCATGAGGCCCGCCCCCATCAAGGGGGCGGGCCTTTTTTGCATTACTGGGACTCTTCGTCCTCTTCGGATTCGGGATCCTCGTCGGTGAACTTCTGCGGCTGGACGTTCAGCTTGCTCATCAGCTCGTTCCAGGAGAAGACCTGGCCGGCTCGGTACTCTTCCTCACTCACCTGGGACCACCTCCGGTTCGTGGCGCTTGGCCAGCTCGATGCGCAGCACCTCAATGACGATGTCACGGTGCGGCATGTGCTTGTTCTCCTGGAACGTCTTGAGGGTACGGCGCAGAGTCTTCGGCGACATGGTCGCCGCCTCCTTGCGCAGCCCCCGAATGCTCAGGCCCATTACGCCACGTCCAGCGTCTTGACCACCTTGGCCCGGATCGACAGGACATCAGTGCGAGGAATGGCAACCGTCTCGAAGTCGCCGCTCTCGTTGATGGGAAGTGTGACCCACTCGCCCGTGAACATCTCGATCGCCTTCTGAACGGCGATCGCCTTGTACTGCTCATAACTCATGGTCGGATCGCCCTTGTCATCGACAAAGGGGACCTTGTCCTGGAGGGCCAAGGTCTGGGTGTGAATGGCGTTGTCTGCGCTGCCGAAGTCAACGTACTCGACCTCAACCTTGACGGCGTATGCCATCAGAGTTCCACCTCTCGGGATTCGATGTAGTAGTAGTTCTGCTCATGGCTCTTGCCCTTGGCATCCAGGTAGGTGCCGCCGTCAAAAGCGATGTTGAGGTTGGCCGCGATCTCGCCGAGGCGCTCGATCGCACGTTCCTCGGTCCAGTAGATCCCGTAGATTTCGGGACCAAGCTCGAACGGTGCGCCAAAGGGAAGCCAGTTGTTGCACACCAAGTGCACTCGATCAGCCATCACTTCTCCCGGACGGGGATGCCGGCTTCGCCAGCCTGCATCATGCAATTGCGGGTGCCACGGGATTCGCCCCTGGGGAAGGCGAGGCAAAGATCAGCGCCAGCCTTTACCATCTGAGCGTTTCGCATGGGGCCAGCTGCCCTGCCCAACTCCCGCCAATTGGCCACAAAGGTCTCACTTGTGCACCTGTCCGCATTCGCGATAGACCATTCGCGCGCCAGTTCATCGGCTCCCCTTGCGCCACCAAGGATCAGGTGCGCGCCAATAGCACCATACTCTTCAATGACTTCTTCGATGGAGCTCCAGACAAGCTCACGGTCCATCAGGTCCCGCGAGCCAGTGATCAGGATGCGAACAACTGCTCCCATTGAATCAATCACTCTCGATCTTCTTCCTGAGGAAGTCCGCCCCGAACTTCACGAAGCACGAGTTGACATCCTCGCCAGCAGGCATGCGCACATTCACAGCCCTATCGTATTCGGTCATGACCTTCTTGGCGAATTTCTGCCCTGCGTCGTCACCGTCCGAGAAGACATAGACAGTCGCAAAATCTTGGAGCACGGACGTCCAGTGCCCCTGCCACGCATCAGCGCCACTGACGCCAATAGCTGGCACTCCAATTTGCTGAAGCGTGAGTGCGTCAAGTTCGCCCTCAGTGATGGCAAGATAGTCCGTCGCCTCGTCATAGTGCAGCGCGCCATAGAGGCGCGTCTGCGTACCTGAGGGCTTCCAATACTTCGTGTGACCATCCTGCTCCTTGCAGTTGTGGTCGGCCATGCAGCGAAACGTCATGGCCACACAGCCAGCCTGGGTCAGGTAAGGGATGGAGAGGCGGCCTCGTGCCGCCTCATGGCCCCTCAGCGGCTCTGCGACGACTCCCAGGCCGTTTCGCCTTGCGTGCTCCAGATCGATCCCCCGACCGGCCAGCCATTCGCTGGCCGCGTCGAGATGAGCCAGGTACTCCATCGTTGCCTGGTCCAAGAATCTCCGCTGCTCTGTCGAGAGCGTCACCATATGTCAGTCCTTCGACTTGCTGAAGCACATGTTCCACTCGCCCCTTGATCCCACAGGAGTGACACACAAACAGACCGAGATCCCCGGAGGCAGAAGCGGAAGCAGAACGATCTGAGTGGAAGGGGCATCGGACTGATCGCCATCCATACCCGGTTGGTAGGTCGATCCCGTAGTTGGCCAGAAAGGATTCGATGGAGAAACGGGGCGGGTCATCCCCGCCCCTTCTCCTGTCAACGGCCGATCTCCACTTCTTCGATCACGATGTGCGCCTTCTCCTGGACATCGTCCAGGATCAGATCCACTAGCAGATCGAAGTCATCGTCGTCACCCGTCTCGGCGTATCGGCCGTACGCCTCGGCCACCTTGGGACTGACGTCCCGCAGCGTGACGTACCTATCCACGTCGATACTCACTCGCAGCTTCACTTCATCACCTCAATGCATCGAGCTGGCACATGTGCGATGTTGTCGTACTTGAACATCCAGCACGGCCCCCAATAGCGAAGCCAGATGCTGAAGATAGCCACCAGCAGAATCGCCAGGGCTGCCGTCATGGAGACCCAGAACTCCACTCGGTCATCCTTCACTTAACCGAGCCCTCCAGTCGCTTAACCAACCGCTCAAGCACGGCAGTCTCCACGTCAAACGACTGCAAAATCTTGAGGAGTTGTTTGAATGTTGCACCATCCATGGTGACGTACGCTTCCGCAGGTGAAGCCTTGCGCGGTCGGTGATGCCAGACGACATTCAACCAGCTGCCCCGGTTCTTTCCCTGCGCATTCACATCATCTACCCAAGTGGACAGCTCCATGCGCTGTTGGTTCTTCGCCTGGATGCAGACGTTGGTGGCAAGGTTGATATCACCGATGTCCTTGGAGCCATTCAGCGGCTCCCGACATACCGAGGGGAAGTCGTCCCGGAGGTAGTCACAGATGGCCGACTCCCAGGATGTGCCCTTCTGCTTCTGTGGAGTCATCAGATGTGATGCCCCCGTCCGCAGCAGGTGCACTGGACGTGGTTGTTGACCATGCCCTTGCGGCCCACCTTGATGCCAAGCGCGTGGTCCAGGAAGCCGCCGCCACGGGTCTCGTAGGGGGCGCTCACCATCTGCTTGCCATCACAGTGACGACACTGTCCGTGCGTGCAGGAGACGCACTCGGTGCCGTTGTTGACGCCGTCGTAGATCCCACCGTCGCCACGGTTGTTGCGGGGGTTCTCGTAGTCGGTGCGCACCGGCTGCCCGGTGGGCCGGCCACGCCGGTCCGTCTCGTAGTAGCGGGTGACGGTACGTCCGCCACCGATGTCCTCACGCTTGCTGACCAGTCCCATTGCTCTCTCCTTAGATCTTCAGTCCGGTGGACCAGTTGATGTGCGGGCAGCGGGCATCGAGCCCGCCGCCGTACTCCGGTACTCGGCATCCGCACCGCTTGGTGATCTCCTCGTTGAAGTACCAGATGCGGTCGAACAGGACCCTCGTCGTGTCAAAAATCTTCGAGGGACTGGCGAGGGTACGGAATGATGTCTGGTAGATCACTTCCAGCTTCGCCACGTGCTCCATGATCTGATCCACCGTCCACCCGGCCGGGACGTAGTCCAGATCCAGCAGGCTGCTCATCGTTCTCCTTCTGTGCGCTCTCGTTGACCCGCGAGCACCAGGGCTCAATGGGAAGGGAAAAGAAGTCCTTGCCAGTGAGGTCACTCTCGCCGAAGCGGTTCTTCACCACTGCGATATCAAGGAACCCCATCCGGGGAGCGAGCGTCATGATGAGCGTGGGAAGCTGGTTCGCCTTGCCCATGATGGCGTGCCGTGGTGGACACGGCTCGCCCTTCACAGATTCGCTGCTGTGATGGACGATCCCGAGTGCCGTCTCCCACTTGCGCGAGAGATCGTGCAGCTCCGCCATCAACCCCCAGTAGTTCTGTTCGCCGGCACCCTCGTAATCAACGTTCATCAGAATGTCGATCACCGTATGTTCAGGGTACCGGCCGTGTATTTCCGCGAAGGCGTCCATCTCTCGCTCAATGTGATCGAGCGAGGGGCCGGAGTGGAACGACCACTTGACGTGGTTCCAGTCCTTGAGCTGGGCCTGTGCGTAATCGGTATGAGACTTTATCCACTGCTCAGTCTCGGACATACTCGCGCCCGACGTCATCGCCAGGGCGCGCGTCGTCATCGTCATGTCGTCCGAGTCGTTGCTGAAGTACATGGTGGGGACCTTCAGCCGACGGACAATATTCAGAGCGAACATCGTCTTCATGGCTCCCGGCTGACCGGCAATCATGTACATGGATGACTTGCGCAGGAGCGCCTTGCGGCGCTCCATCTCCTGATACGGAGCGGGAAGCGGCTCTCCCGAGGAGAGTCCTCTGCCAACGCTTCGCTGAAGCGTGCGAATCTCTGCCCCCTGTAGGGTCCCCAGGTGAAGGGCGGGGGCTGGATGCCCCCGCCCCTATTCAGTTGTGAAGCGATGTCAGGCCTGCGGATCCGGAGCAACGTACTTGGTGACGTAAGTCCGCTTGGTACCGACCTTGGCCGTGCAGGTCTGCTTGAACTTCCCGCCCGGCTTCATCTCGGAGACGCCAGCCTCGGCCAGAGCCTTGGCCCAGGACTCCATCTTGGCCTGGCCGCTGATGGTGTACTTCAGCGCCTTGCCTTCAGCGTTGGTGCCGTGGATCCGGACCTGCCAAATCGGGATGAGCGCACCGTTCTCGTCCTGGCGCATCTCGTCCGTGATCTTGTTCTCGGTCATCGGCTTCCAAAGGTAGCCGTCGTCATCGACCTTGAGCTTGTAGCCCTTCTCCTCAGCGAGAGCCCTGTCCAGGTCGGTCGCCTTGCGCTTGACCATGAACTTGTTCGACTTGGTCTGATAGTCCTGCTCCTGCTCGACCCGGACAAAGGTCAGGATGACCTTGATCTCGTCGCCCTCTTCGCTGACCTTGACCCACTCGCCAGCACCGGAGCTGGTGAGCTGGGCGAGAAGCGTTGCCTGGTCCATTACTTGTTCTCCCTGTTCTCAGAAATCATCGAGTGCACTGCTGAGGGCCTTCTTGACATCCGCATCAAGTCCAGCCGGCTTGGCCCGCTCCCATGGCTTGGGTGAATCACCCGTAGCCGGAGCCTGCTCGATCACCTTGCCGCCGAGCTCGGACTCGATCAGCGCCTGCGCTGAGGGCGCAGGCTTGATATTCCCCATCACCACGTCATAGGCGTGACCGTGAAGCTTGGCCAGGTCCTCGGCCACACTCAATCCACCGACGAGTGCGTAGTTCTGCTGGAACTCCTCAATGGAATCCCCACGCACCACGATATTGATGTAAGCAAACTGCTGCCTACATGGCAGCCGTAGCTCTGCCTCAAACTTGCTCACTCTACTAAACCACCTCGGGACGAATGCTCTTGTACTTGTCCTGTCCAATCAGCTTCTGGACCTCAAGCTCCAGAAGCCTCCATAGCGTGTCATCAATCTCGTCCTGCTCGGAGTTGTGACGACTGACAGCAGCCGTCACCTTGAGCTCAACGTGCTGCCTGCCCATCACTTACCCAGCGGGTGGATGTGAATAGGGCTGTACGGGTAGCAGATGGTGTAGAAGTGCGGCGGGACTCCCTGGGTGACGCAGTAGCTGGCCGGCTTGACGTGGCTCACGGCACCACCGAAGTACGGCGGAGCGACAGCGGCAGCGGTACCAGCACCACCGATAAGGGACGCGGCCACGATGGTGGCCGCTGCGATGTAACGCTTCATCAGTATTTGTCTCCCACATAGAAGTTGTCGTAGTCGTGCTGGCTCACACACTTTACTTCCTGGCCGCGCCACGTGTCCAGGGTGAACTGGTAGCACGCTTTGGGGAAGTTTGGAGTACTGGGAAAGTACTCCTTGTCCGTAATGGTGCCCTTCTGTCCCGTCAGGAGCATAGCCAGAACGGTCAGGACGAGACAGGTGAACAGCAATGCACGAATCACTAGAACGCCGCCTTCCCATTCCTGTAATACGGGTCATACTTCCTGGCCTGTGCTGTCTGCCCGGAGTAGTACAGGCAGTTGTCTTGCATCGGGCACCACTTGCAGGTGAACTCCCTGCTGCCCGGATAGTCGCCAGTCTCAGCAGCTTCCTGCATCTCCCGGTACGCCTTGCCGTACCGCTCACCGATGGACGGATCGGGAGTGGTCAGCTTCTCCTTGACCATCTTGCCGTCGCGGGTCATGAAGAAGCCGGCCGTCATGGGACGGCCGATCAGGGTCACATAGGTCTCAAGCTGGAAGCGGTCCTTCGGTGCCGACTTGCCGGACTTCATGTCCACCAACTCGGGGTGCCAAGAGTCATCGAACACTCGGTCGGCGAACGCCTTGATCGGTACCGGGCAGCCGGGCAGAGTGTTGGTGATGTCCACCTCAACGCCGACTTCTTCGGCGTCGGGCTGACGATTCCTCATGTATTCGGTCCAGTTCTTGACCGCCTGCGGTCCGAGGGTGAGCCAGTCCTCAAGGGAGTCACCACCCTTGAGCCATGTGTTGGTGTCCCAGTACATGCCACCGGCCGATCGCATGAGGCGATCGACCTCGGGATAGAAGTAGTCCTCAAACTTGGCCCCAGGAGGGGCCTGACCGGTGTCCAGGGCCTCTGTCATGAGGTGGACGGCCGTTCCTGCGGCGAAGTAAACAGCGGGCTTCTGAGGGGCTTCTACGACCTTCGAGAGCAGATACTGGTGAGGGCACCGCTCCCACATCATCAGCGTCGAATATGACAGATGCTCAGGCACTGGTTGCATCCTGCAACAATACCATGGATGACTGACGCTTCTGCTCATTCCAGGCGCGCTTGCGCCTGTTGTGGTACTGCGCCCGGCAGACCCTGCACCGCAAGTAGTAGGTGCGATCCTCCGGAGAGGAGACGTCGTGCCCCTCACGGCAGCGGCCAGCCTTGCGCTCCTGCTCTGTCAGCCTCGGTGCGCCAGCGCGCGGCTTGATGCCGCGCTTGATGCGGGACGCCTCCCCGTCCTCGTAGGCACACTCGCGGCAGCGTCGCCACCCGTCCTTGTCGGGTGGGAATGTCCCCACCACGGCCAGCTCATGGCCACGCCCACAGTGGGTAGGCTCCTCCTTCGGCTTAGACTTGGGCAATGGGGCTGGCTTCTTCGCCCTGTTCTCCCAGTCCTTCATGGCAGCAGCCGCCACTCCAGGCATCTCCCCTGCCCGGATGGTCCACCACCTGTCCTTGGCAGTGGCTTCCTCGTGGCACCGAAGGAAGACGGGGCAATCGAAGCACCGGTCAGCCCTCTTCAGGAGGGCTGACACTTGCTCCCTTCCGAGTCGTCCACCAGTGGAGTCCTGGACCTCATAGAAAGGATCCTCTCCGCGGCATAGCGCGAACTCTGTCCAGTGCCTTATGACATCAAGCTTCAACTTCATTCGATGGTCCTCCCTATAACTCGCATGTGGTCGCGGACGCGACACTATGCGAAGCGGTTGACACTCAACGGCTCGCCCTTCAGGGGCGAGCCTGATCCGGGGAGAGGAAAGAGCATCCGGGGAGAAGATCAAAGACTCCCCCCGCCGGCGAAGCCGGCATCTCCAGATACATCAAGGCTCCCCGACCTCAAGGAGGGGAGCCGTTGAATACACCTGTAGCCATCCGTTGGTCGGACTGCCTCTTGGTGTATTAGTATTCTTACTTCCCCTGGAGCCCTCCCTTGGGGTCGTGCTCCAGAAGTTCTCTTCGTTCCTTCGTCGTACGTCGATCAGTCTACCACATGCCACCAAGCGCAGGGATCCCGCATCAGAAGTGTCGGGTCATCTCTCCAGCTCCTCCAGCTTCCGCAGGATGGCCTGCTTGGTGTTTTTGGTAGGTGAGGTCCGCTTGGTGAGATGCCACCAGGAGCAGTGCTCACACTGGTAGATGTGCCTCACTACCTGCCCGGTAGGCCACCGGATCGCAGCCTGTCGGGCTGCGTCCGAGAAGCTTCGCTTTACTTTTGTCTGTATTCGGGTGCCTATCACCACCCGGCAGTACTCACTACTCAATTCGCATTCACCTCCTGAGTTGTCATATGCACTGGTTGTAGTTTACAATCGGTTCATGTCAGACACCAAGGTGTTCGTGGTGCCGGATCTCCAAATCCCGTATCACGACAGCAAATTCATCAACAAGATGCTGCGAGTGGTACGAGCCTGGAAGCCTGACGTCATCTGCTTTATCGGTGACGTGATGGATTTCCCCGAGGTCAGCCGTTGGACCAAAGCGAAAGCCGGCGAGTACGAGACGACGCTCCAGGCGTCGCTCGACATGGGCAATGTGGTGCTCAAGTCATTCCGCAGAGCCGCCCCCGAGGCGGCGATCCACTACAAGACAGGCAATCACGATGAGCGACTTGAGCAGTACATCGGAGACTTCGCCCCCGCTTTGCGAAAGCTGCGCAGTTCCGATCTCGGTTACCAGCTCGGACTTGCCGATCTTGGGATCGAACTCCAGCGAGCACCTTTTCTGCTGGCACCTGGAGTGCTGGCGGTCCATGGGCACGAGCGTTCGTATAGCTCTGTTCTCGGAAAGTACGAGATGGAGCGTGTCCGCCAGTACGGCATGTCTGTTGTTGCCGGCCACACGCACACGCCTGTACTGGCGACTGTGGCTCAAGGATTCGGTCTCAGCCAGAAGCACTACTGGGGTATGAACGTCGGCCACGGCATGGATACGAGCCGCGTCTGGTACACCAAGGACGGCCATCTGAATTGGTGCCAAGGCTTTGGGTTGATAGACGTCGTCGGCGAGACTTCCTATCCCCGGCTGATCACAGCACCGGGCGGCAAGTTCAACTTCCAGGGCAAGGAATACTGATGGCCAACGAGGACCTCTACGACGAGTACAAGACCAACGTCGCAGCCGTCGCCAGGACCATCGGCAAGTCCTACCTGCGCTTCACCACCTACCCGGATATCGAGCAGGAGCTGTGGCTCCTGATCTTCGAGCATGCCGATGTGTTCAGGGCCTATCTTCAGACCCCGGCAATGGCGCATGTCGCCTTCAAGCGACATGCTCACAAGTTCTGCGAGAAGCTGCGCGCACAGAGCCTTGGACTGGACGACCAGCCCCTTCTCTACTCCCTGGCTGCCGTGCGCGAGCTCCTACAGGACTGCTTCGACTACGAGAGCTGGCAGTCCTTCGCATCCCAGGGTGACGGTATGCCTCGCGGCAAGAAGATCGAAGCCACCGGGGATCGCATCGCCATGCTGATCGACGTGAAGAGTGCGGTCGATAAGCTTCGCGAGCGTGAGTACAACATCATCATCGCGCGGTACAAGCTGGGATATTCAGACACCCAGATGGCGGAGATGTTGCAGATCGCGGAACAGTCGGTCGCCCCGGCTGTGCATCGCGCAGTGAAGGCCGTGTGTGACCTGATGAACCCTACTGACGCGGCCCACGATTACGAGGGCACGCGCCGGGTGAAGACCAACGCCGCCTCCAGGGCGGAGTTGGACAACCAGTGGTGAGGATCCGATGAGCAAATACACCGAACCGTTCACGGATGGGGAGCGGGAGGAGCTGGCCAGGGTCAACGCCATCCGCCAGAGGATCAAAGCCCAGCGTCGCAATCGTCAGGCAGTGCTGGATGAGAACGAGCGACGCTACGCTGAGCAGCGAAAGGCCCGCGAAGAGGCCGAGGCTGCCGAGCGGCGTAAGGTCAAGGCTGAATTTGATCAGCGCTTGCGGGATACCCTCTTGGCCCTCACGCTCAAGATGGGTGAGAACCGAGTGCACATCGTGCCAGGGAACTCCCTTGGCTACGGCGGCTGGAAGCATCCCGAAGTACAGGACATCCGAGGCAACCGCATCCTGGTATTCAACGCTCACGACAGTGAGGGCAAGGTGCCAAGCACTCAGGTGTACTGGGTGTATGGCAAGGGCTTCGAATGGGACTAGCAGGTCAGACGATGAAGGCAGCCAGCCCTGAAGCTGGCTGCCAACATCACTAGTACCTACCGGTCAGGAGTCGAATGCAAAGACGATCCGGGGCTCGTAGAATCCGTACTCGTTGTGCGACTCGTCTGCCCACTCGGCCCACTTGAGGAACGTGCCGCACAGCTCCCTCAGCGTGGCGGGGTCCCTCTTGCCGCCATGGGGGCTTTCGTAGGTAATGGTCTGCTTGTCCCAGCCGTCCCACTCCAGAATCTCCTTGAGGGTGAGCCAGGAGAAGGAGTGGTCACCTTCAAGCTCGCCCAGGATATCGAACAGCTTGTTTGGGATCCTTGGGTCGTAGTCCTCTGGGAAGCCTCGCGGCTCAGAAATGGGGGTGATGCTGTGGTAGTTGCGCACACCGGCCAGGGCGGCGAAGAGGGCGTAATTGCGACCACTCTCGATGGTGCCCAGCGTGTACCAGGGGATCTTGTCCCACCTGGGGGATTCGCGGTTGGTGTACACGTACTTTACCTGAAGCACACCATGGATGTCGCAGCCCATCAGCTTCTCTCCTTCTTGACGATCTTCCTGAATGCCTTGTCGAACTCCAGGGCATCAGCCTCGCGGCGCACGTCCAGCGTGCGCTGCAAGTCCCGACAGTGCTGATAGAGGAAGAAGTTACCCAGCAGGCTGAGCGCTAGCATCAGTATCAGCCAAGTCATCGGTCACCTCTTCCAGCCAATCGGCATCCCAATCAGCCTGCCCGACCAGCATCACCTCGGGGGCATGCTCCCCACTGGCAAGGCCGGTGAAGATGTAGTCGGCCAAGCCGAAGTTCTGGCCATGGCGCTTGCCGACGTAGAAGAATGTGAAGCGCGACACACCATATTTGGCGTCACGCTTCGACTTCGACTGGTACGTCTTGCCCTCTTCGAAGAAGTCAGCCACTGATCTCAACCCATCCCTCAAAGTTTTCCATGAAGTCCCATGCGCCACGGTTGCCCATCTTGCGCCGGCCGAAGGCTGCTCGCTCGCCATCATGTTCGCAGACGCGCCACACTTTGAACTCGTCGTATCCCTCGCGGTACAAATTCGAGTTCCTGTACTTCTTGCCCTCCTCAAAGAAGGGCTCGATCTTGACAATGGGTGCCTTCACCTGAAGGTCGATTCGATTGGAGAAGTTCTCCCCCATCTTCAGGTCGTGGGCGGACCCGGACGGCCTGGTGACCTCCCAGACGACATGCGTCTTGCCGAGGTAAACCACCTTCGCCTTAACGCCGTCCCGGAACCTGTACTCGTCGCCGATCTCGAATTTGTGCGGCATTACCATCCTCCCTTTGCTTTCCAGTGTTCGGTGTTCTCGTCTGCCCGGACCCAGGTCCAGCGGTCCAGTTCATCCTTGAGCCAGCCGTGATGCAGTGAGCAGCACGGCTTTACAGGTTCTGGCTTCACCTTATCCCAAGCTCCTCTAGCACTTCCGGCCCGCTGAGGGAGTATGGGGACAACTCGCCAGCGTCCTTTGCCGCGATGTGTTGCAGGATCAGCCGCAAATCGCTGGCCAACTGCTTCCGCTTGCTTCTCCGTATTGAACGGCCCACAGGCAAACAGATGGAAATCTGGGCAGTCGGGCCACTGAAGGTTAGTGACCACGACGTAACGCTTGGCATTCTCCCTCACTTCGTTCAGTGCTTCGATGATCTGGTCTGCGGCCTCCTCCTCGGTCCAGTCGTCCCATTCGGACGACTGCATGACCTTGAGGACCGCTTTGCGCTCGGCCGCTGGAATCATCCGCGCATCGCAGAGCCAAGTTCAACCCTGGATACGCGAATCAGGCGAACTATCTCACCGGAGACCATCCCCTTGCGGGTGGAGTGGAAGCACTTTATCGCATCCTCGTACTTGTCCTCAGGGAATGAAAACATGACTTGCTCCATCGCTTTTCCGATCTTCTGAGTCACCTGATATGTCTCAGTGATCTTCATCTCTCTCCAATCTATCGGTCCACAAGCCGGCAGGGGAGGCGGAAGCGGGGAGAGAGAGCCACCCCCGCCTGCTACCCTGCCGACATGAGGACCGACAGCATGAGCTGCCGGTCTCCATACTACTACTGCTGCGCCTTCCTCAAGTTCTCCAAAGCGATGGCGTACTGGTCACTCAACCGCCTGCCCCTACGGCAGGCGGGCAGGTCTGTCAGGCACTCGATGCACCAGGACACATGGTCATCCCATTGGAGCCGGGTCACTACCACCTGGTGCCGGTAATGCTCGATAGCTGCCTGTCGGTCTAAAGGACTCATGCCAGCACCTTCACCTCGTAGTGCGGATCCAGAATGTACTTGTCGTTGTTATCGGTCCAGACCATCACGTTGTGATTGATCGTGTAGGTGGTCTGCCTGACCGTCAACAGCACCGGGTGCTCCCGCCAAATGGAAGGCTTTGCGTGCCGGCCCATCTCCTGGGTCACCAGGAGAACGTCGCCCGCCTCCAAAAGGCGGGCGGCCTTCTTGTAGTAGTCCTGCATCACGAGGTCACCTTGCGGAATCCCTTGAGAATGCGCAGCAGCTTCCGCGCCTTGTTCTTGGCGCGGGTGTCGTTGGCACGGTATGCCTGGCACTTGACCTTGTTGCGGCCGTGCTTGCTGTGCTTGGCCATTCCTCTCTCCTTTCAGAACTATCGACCTGATAGCTCTAGAATCGAGCCGGCCCGAAAGCCGGCTCTCATCTGCAACGATCAGACCTTACGTGCGTTGGTCTTTTCCGGGATCACCGGGGGATGGCCCATGGTGTGGTGCTCGTGCTTGGCGAAGTACAGGGCATCCTTCTCGTCCTGCGCCTCCACAATGTGGATGCAGGACTTGCCCTGCGGGCTCTGGTGCCAGAAGGTCACCATGTAGGAATGGAGCCAGTTCCTAGCCACTGTGCTTCCCCCATCTGGTCACTTCGCGACCGATCGGATTGCGGGTGAGCTTGTCGAGACGACGTGTGGCATCGTCTCGCTCCTCCTGCGTCTCGGCATGCTGCTCCTTGTGAAGCAGTGCCTTGATCAGCTCCAGGCGGTTCTCACGATCTGTTGCCATAGCGAATCCTCCTGCGCCCTCTGTAGCCGTCGAACGGGTGCACCTGGACCTGGTAGCCAGCTCCCTCGTATTCGGCCCTCAGAACGTCCGCGTGGGCCTCAGAATCGACCCATACGCCGTTGCTGTAGGTACCGTACGAGTAGGTGACACGCCATTGGCGGTCATTCTTGCGTCCGGGGAAGTTGTTCCCCTGACTGCGGGATCCCATCTAGCACTCCTCGTATCGGACACGTCCCGCTTCAAGGCGGGACGTGAACTTGACGATGGTGATGGTCACTCCGGGTGCGGTGAGCGCAATGGCCACGTTCATACACGGAGTGCACAGCTTGTGCGTCCTGCCGTTGATGGTCACCCGGCAGGATGCGTCATTGCCACCGAAGGCGTTGCGGTACTGATGACTGCGGAACTCGCAGTGACCACTATTGGCCATCAGCACTCCTCACTGACCCACTCGTCCTCAAGTGCGCAGTGAACGCACTTGCTTGACGG